TCACCGGCCAAAAGGTGACGTTTGCGGGCGGCGGCGCGGGGCCTGGCGGTAGCGGCGGGATGCTGGGCGGGCTGGGCGGCTTGCTGGGCATCGGCGCGGTGCCGGTGTTTGGCGGGACTGGCGGCGGGCCGATCCCTGGCGGCGCGGCGGGCGGTTGGGGCACTCCGCCGTTCCTGCCGCAAGCCGAGGGTGGCGGCGTCCCGATGGGTGGTGGCGGCGGTGCTGCTGCGGCGGGTGGTGGCGGCGTCACGTCGAAGGCTGGCGTCGGCATCCTCGCCAACCTCAAGCAGAGCATCTCCGGATGGAAGGACATGCTCACCAACCTCGGCAACATCGGCTACAAACCCGAACGCTGGAAGATTGACGAGATTGGCGGCGATCCGTACAAGGTCGCGGACGCGAAGGGCATCGGCGGGATGAAGGGCGGCGCGATGCTGGCGGCTGGCGCGATGCTCGCGATAGACGGCCTGAGGCGCGGCGGCAAGATTGGAGTCGCGGAGACGACCGGAGGCGGCGCGCTCATCGGCGCGAAGTTCGGCGGTCCATTGGGCGCGTTGATCGGCGGTATCGCTGGCTTCGCGGCGGGGATGGTGCGCCTGTTCATCAAGGGCGCGGTCGAGAAGGCTCGCCAGAAGATCAAGGATCTGTATGGTGTCGATATCCCCGACAAGGGCGTCCTCCAGCAGATCGTCGACACCGCGAAGCAATCGTACGGCGGCAACCTCGACATGGCCATCCGGACGCAGCAGATCCGCGACCTGATCCAGTTGTACGCCATGAGCACGGGGCAGGCGACCAAGGGGATGCCCGCCACGGTCCACCCGCTCGATCTGGTCCAGAAGGGCGGGTCGCTCTACCAGTCTCCGGGTTACTCGAATGGGACCGCGCTCCCTGGCATGGGCGGTCTGCCCACGCTCGACAGCATTGGAGGCGGCGTGGCCTCCGGCGCGGGGCCGGTGGTCATCCAACTCGACGGGCCCGCCACCACGAGCCTCCTGCGTGGCGAGGCGGTGAACGCCATCGCGAGCAATCCGCGCGTCGTCGCGGGCGCGTCCCTGAGTGCGGCGAAGTCCAACGCTGGCCGACGCGAATTGACCAGCCTCCAACTCAGCCCCGGCCTGGTGACCTCGTAATGCCTGGCTCCGTTGCAAACGCTGCGCCGACCACGGTGCTGCCCAACTCCCTGTCTCGCGCGTTCACCCACACGCGCGAGTACCCGGTCATCGACAACGAGTACCGGAATGGCGAGTCGCAGAGGTCGGCGCAGGCGGCGACCAGCCGCAAGAAGTGGAACCTGACGAAGCGGCTGACGCCCTCGCAGTTGGCCGCGCTCCGGGCGTTCTACGATGCGCGGAACGGCACACACGAACCGTTCTACTTTTACGACCCGTACGAGACGAACCCGAAGTTCTCGTACGACCCGACCGGCGTGGCGGTGACCGGCAGGTACGTCGTCCGGTTCAACACCGACTGGAGCCAGTCTGTAACGCCTGGCCGGTCGGACGTGCAGATCGAACTGATCGAACTCGCTTAGGAGAAGCCCATGCCCGGAAAGTCGCAGGCCCACACCGATGCTGTACTCAACGTCCTGCGCGGTAGCGCAGTCGCCGGAGTGACGCCATACGTCGGCCTGTTCTCCGTGGCGCCCACCGATGACAACTCTGCGGGCACCGAACTGGCTGGCGACGGTTACACGCGCCAAGCCATCACGTTCGGCGCGCCCGCGACCGACGCAGGCAACGTCCGGAAGGTCGCCAACACGAACCTCATCCAGTTCGGCCCCGCGCTCGTGGACTGGTCGCAGGCTGTGGCGTTCGGCGTGTTCGCGTCCCTCGCGGGCCCGCTCCTGTATTGGGACACCCTGCCGACTCCCAAGACTGTGCAGCAGGACGACTATGGCCAGTTTGCTGTCGGCACGCTGGTGGTGAAGGAGGACTGAGATGGGCGACAACATCACCATCAAGGATTCGTCCAACGCCGTGGTTCCGGTCGCGACCGAAGACATCGGCGGCGGTGTGGAAGTACAACGCATCAAGTTGATGCTTGGCGCTCACGGGCAGGACGGCGGCGACGTCACCGGTCCTAATCCGCTCCCCGTCGAGGTCCAGAACACCACGGACACGGACAACCCCGCGTGGGGAAACCAGGCGCCACTCACGCAGGACGCGCGTGAACAGTCCAACTACGATTCGGTCAATCCACTCCTGACGAGAGATACATACCTCGGTCGTGTCTTGGGCCAGGAACTCCTCGTGAACCCTTCCACCAAGAGGTTGCAGGTCGAGGATGCGCCGGTCGCGGATAGCAGCGTCTTCGGCTTTCTGCCGGCGCTGAACACGGACTTGACTGTCGTTCTCAACGGGGCGAGCACGGTCCTCCTTCAGGTTTCGGGCACCTGGGCTGGCACGGTCGCGTTCGAGGCAAGCCTCGACTTCCAGAACTGGTACGCCGTCTATGGTCAAAGCCCGACCGTCTTGACGGCTGCTGTGTCCACTACAACGGCTTCGGGCTTGTGGGTTTGTTCCGTGGGTGGCTTCCGCGCCTTCCGCGCTCGTTTCAGCGCCTATACCTCGGGAGTGGTGAAAGCGCTGATCAACGCTTCGGTGAACGTAGCGGCACCGAGGATCGTAACCGTAAACGGCACGGTAACGGCAGTCGGCAACCTCAACAATTTGACTCAGCGCGTTGGGTCCGCTGACCTGTTGACGTCCGACACAAGTGCCCAACTGACAAAAGACGCGCTGTTGGAGCCTCTGGCGTGGAACCCCAGGGGTGTCTATTACTACGGTGACACGCTCAGTTGGAATGGGCAGATTTACCAGTGCATCCAGTACACTGCGGCCACTTTCCCGTTCCCCAACAACGCCGCTTTCTTCCAGGTCGATCAGCGCCAGAACAAATCTCTGGTGACGAGCGGTTACGTGTCGCCTCCTGCGGCTCCCAGAATCCGGGTAGAGATCGACATGGACGCGTACCAGTACAGGCTGGCGGAATCGTTGTTGGTTGCAAATCAGCAGCAGGAATTATCGGATCTGCTGTTTCAGGAGCGCCAGTTGCTCCTAATGCAGGGGATGTCGGGCCTGTACGGGTCCAATTTCGCTATGGGCGCGAGCGGGATGTCCGCTTACGCCATCGAAGAAGTCAGATAAAGGAGACAAGAAAATGCTCGCAGAAATTCGCGCAGGTCAAACGCAGTTGTCAGACGGAACCATAGCTCCGGCCCGCGCCACCCGCATGGGCGGGATCGTTGTGGGAGACGGCCAGGGGCGCTACTACGAACAGGCCGCCAGGGGGAACATCTTCTCGCTCATCCTGACGGCCTGGTCCACCACCATCGCAGCCGGTAACATCGTGGGCGCGGCCGCCGCCGCCTCCACGCAGTTCGCTCTGTGGAACCCCAGTGGCTCCGGCAAGAACCTATCGCTGCTGAAGTTCCAGGTGTGGGCGATCTCAGGCACGCCCCCGGTCCCTCCAGTGATCCATAGCTTCTGCACCGCACCGACGATTGCGACTTCGGTGGTGACGCCGATCGCCTGCAACAACCTGGGTATGGCGGCGGCTTCAGTGGCCCGCGCATTGACGTCCGCGGCGGGGGCCGCTCTCACCGGCAACAGCATCCTGCAATACCTGCGGGCGGCGGATCTTGGGATCGGCGCCGGCGCGATGGTTCCGGCGAACTTGTTCGAACCGAAGTTGACCGAATACATCGACGGCGATATCGTGCTGCCTCCTGGCACGTGCTGGGTTCCGACCTGGATGGGTGCTGGCACTACGTTCCTGGGTGGGTATTCGATCACTTGGGAAGAGATCCCGCAGTAGCCACGCGGGCATGACCCATGGCGCTGCTTCTGCTGCTCCGGACTCAGGCACGCACGATCCACGAGCTTACGGGCGTGGCGTTCGGCCAGGGCGTCGGGGCTGCTCGTCTCGCGGTCCTCCGGCGCATGGCCGGTGCCGCCAGTGGCCAAGGAACCACCACCGGGCGGCTGGCGCGCGTCCTCCCCGTGGCTGGCCAGGCTGCTGGCAGCGGGACCGTCTCCGGTGCGCTCAGGGTGGCCCGCGCCCTGCGTGGGATCGCGGAGGCTTCCGGTACGGTGGCTGCGCGCGTGGCGGTCGTCCGCAGGCTGGCGGGAGTTGCCGCAGGATCGGCCACCCTTTGCGCACAGTTGGCCCGTGTGCGCCCGCTGGCTGGCGAGGCGTCCGCTACGTCCACTGTCCTCGGGCGCGCGTCCTGCGTGCGCTCGTTGGCGGGCGTGGCCGCAGGTTGGTCGCGCGTCTCCGGCTTCATGCTGTTGACGGTCAGGACGCCAGCCAGCCGCAGATTGCGCGTCCGAAGGGAGGCGCGGACCCTCCGGCCCGCCTTCGAAGACCGGCGCCACACGGTACGACGGGAGGCGCGCGTCCTCGTGCCCGCCGCAGAGGACCGGACCATCCACCCGCGAATTGAAGGCCGGAGCATCGACGCATGACGTTTACCAAAGACCCGGATGCCGTCCTCGACTATTCGGTGGACTGGTCGCTCTGGCTGGCGGGCGACGAGATCTTCACGAGCGAGTGGCTGCTGGAGGAAGGGGCGCTCATCGAGAAGGCGACCGACTCGAACAACACGACCAAGGCGACGGTGTGGCTGCGCGGCGGGCAGGCTGGCACCACGTACCTCGTGACCAACCGGATCGTGACCGTTGGCGGCAGGACGGACGACCGGACCATTTCCGTGAAGGTGGAGGACCGCTGATGGATGCCGGGAGGAACCAACGCCTCGGTGAAGTCGCACGGATCGCGGTACGGCTCGAATCCGAAACCGGGTGCCCCGCACAGATGCTCGTGGCGCAGTGGGCGCTGGAATCGTCCTGGGGCGCGAAGCCAACCGGCGCGGCCAATTACTTCGGGATCAAAAAGGCCGCGCGCCACACAAAGTGCTGCACCGTAACGACCCACGAGGTCGTCGGTGGCAAGCGGGTCGGACAGGCGCTCCAGTTCGCGGACTATGACTCGCTGGATGCGTCCTGCCGCGATTACGCTTGGCTGATCACCCACGGTTCGCCGTACGCCGCGGCGTGGGGAAACTACCAGAAGAACCACGATCTCCGCGCGTTGATCGCGGCGGTCGCGGGGACGTACGCGACCGATCCCAACTACAAGGCTCTCGCCACGGCCATCGCGTACCAATCGAATGTGGTGGCAGCGGTCGGCGCAGTAAGGACCGTGAATGTCTGACACCATCGGCAACATCACCGTGCCGGAGATCGCTGCCTCCGGCACGTTCCCCATCGTGCCCGAGTACCCGTACGGACGCGCCAGCCGTCCGGACGTGGCCATCCACCAGTTCGGCTCCGGCAACGCGAAGATCGAGCAACGCTTCCTCCTGGGGACGGGCGCGCGGCGGTTCACCGTGCGGCGCTCGTGGATGAACGACACCCAGCGCATCGCGCTCCGGAACTTTTGGGAGTCGAAGTATGGGCCGTACGGCGCGTTCACCTACAACGCGCCCAACGACGACGGCAACGGGACGACCGCAATCACCTGCCGGTTTGAGAACGAGCCTTTGTCCTGGGCGATGGTCGCGGACTGGATTTGCTCCATCGGCGTGACGCTGGTCGAGATCCCGTCCTCCCCTCCGGCCTACACGCTCAACTCGACCGTTACCCGCTTCCCTTCGGATGGCCTCAAGACCGCCCTGCTTTCGCAGGTCCAGCAGGTCGTCCCGCTCATCAAGATCCAGCCTCTCCAGGCGGGGTATCCCGCGATTTATCTCTCCGACCGGCGTTGCACGGTGGGCGGGCAACTCTACCAGGCGCGGCTGATCGACTTCGACGGCATCTCGCAGGGCATGGGCAACGAGTCCGACGACGCCTCGTTCACGTTCGGAAACGCCGACCGGGCGATGCGCGACCTCGCCAACGACGTGGACCTGTACCGGGCGATGATCGCGTTCTCCCTGTTCCACGTGGGCACGGGCGTCAAGGTCGATCTCTGGAAGGGCGATATCGTCAACTGGTCCTGCGATGCTGGCCCGGAGTTCAAGGTCACTGGGTCCGATGGCCTGTACGAGTTGAACCTGCCGTACCCGACGCGCAAGATCTCGCGCACCTGCTGGAAGGCGTTCAACTCGCAGGCGTGCCCGTACGCCGACCACGGCGCGATGGATCTGGTTCACTTCCCCGACGCTGCCGCCAACTCCTGCGACAAGAATTACGACACGCCGAACGGGTGTCTCGCGCACGGGATGAAGCGTTATTACGGCGGCATCATCGCCGTGCCGCAGGGAGTCCGGATCAAGGACAACTCGACCGGCGTGTGGGGCTTTGGCCGGTCCATGCTCACCAGCGTGTCGCTGGTCGCGGACTCGATTTACGACCAGGTGCTCGCGGAGGTGTACACGGACACCGAGATGCCGGTCAACTGCAAGGTCGCGGCGGGCCGGGACGAGAGCGACTTCTACGAGGCGTTGGGGATCGTGGGCGAGGGCCCGCTCGTGGCGTACACGCCGACTCATTACGAGGACAAGGACGGCGACGGCAACGCGGAGACGCTGGTCGGCCACACGCTCGACGGACAGGCGCACCACGGCTTCCCCAAGAACGACCTCGGCCTCCGGACGGTGCTGGGCACCGATCCGGCCGGCGCGGGCGACTTCTTCTCTCTCGATCAATCCGGCAACCTGACGGGCGGCGACTTCCGGAAGGTGTACTCCGGCAACTCGACGCTCCTGGACAACTTCGCGGCGGGCACGGCGTTCATCGTGATCCGCAGGTCGGACGCGAAGGGCCTCCAACTCTCCAGCCCCGGCGACCACGCCATGATCGCCACGGTCGCGCAGGGTTTAAGCGGGTGGGTGTGGACCAGTCCCGGCGTGCGCGTGTACGGGCCGTGCATGGTCAACCCGGTCTGGATCGCGGTCAACATGGTCTTCCGTGCGCGCGGCCTCCGGCTGAGCGCGGACGCGACGACCGCACAGTTGAACGCCGCCGAAGCACTTTTCGACGTGCAGGCGGCGATCGACGCCGCCGCGATCTGCAACGACTCCGTTACCAAGATGGTCGGCGCCGGCAGCGAGACGCAGTTCGCGTTCCGCGGCACGCTCCAGGAAGAGAAGCCTCTGCGGGATTGGCTCCAGGAAGTCCTGATGAACTGCCTCGGCTATTACACGTTCTCGTTCGGGAAGCTCCGGATCGGCATCCGCGAGAACAGCAGCGTGGTCGAGGCGTTCACGGAGGGCAACATCCTGTTCCGCAGCCTGCAACTGGCTCCGGCCAAACCATCCTTCAATCACTTGACTGCCAACTTCGCGGACCAGGACTTCGCGTTCGTGAACAACAGCGTGGCGGTGTACGACATCGACCATGCCTCCTACATCGGCGGCGCGGGTCCGATGTACCTGAAGTCGAGCGTCAACCTCTCCGGCACGTCCACCAAGAGCCAGGCCGCGCGAATCATCAGCACCCGGCTGCGCGAGGAGTTGGGCGGGACCAGCGCAGCTGAGTGGAAAGCCGCCCGCCAGATCGGGTTCAAGACCACGGTGCTCGCGCTCAACACCGAGCCGGGGATGGTCTGCTCGATGACGCACGCCGACATGCCCGGTGGCGCCGGAGAGTTCCGTGCCGTCTCCTGGAAGCTCAACAAGGACTTCTCCATCGACGTGCAAGGCCGCACGACCACGGACTCGATGTACGACCTCGTGGCCGGTCCCAAGCCCGCCGACGTGGTGCCGACGCCGGTGCCGGAGGAGATCCTGTACGACACCGGGGTGCCGGGGATGGTCGTTGGCACGACGAAGCTCTCCGACTATGGGACGTTCGTGCTGGACGAGATGGAGGTGGAACCGGACGACGCCGGGAACATGAACATCGTCTCCGCGCACGAGATCGCCATGATGCTCTATTACGTGGA